AAGCCCGTAAATACAGCATATTTTCACGAGTGATTTGGGTTCGAATCCCATTATCTCCATACCAAAAAAAGCCCGGAAATACGGCATTTTTGGCCGATTCCGGGCTTGATTTTTTCCAAACGCGGGCACTCAAAGAACGCCGTATTTGTCGTATTTCCGCCATTTATGGCGGAGTTTTTCCAAACGTTTTTCCAAACGAAATTATCCTATCATCGTCTTCCACATGAGGGCCCCGCAGATGCCGTCCTCACCCAGATCTACGCCCTGCTTCTTCTTCCGGAGCTGGTAGACCTTGATGGCGTAGGCCGTGTTCTCACCGCAGACACCGTCCACCGTGAGGGCCTTGCCGTCCTTGCCTTTGCAGTTCGCGTACAGGAGGAGCTTCTGGAGCAGCCGGACCGCTGAGCCCTTCTTCCCGAGGTATACCGCCGGGAGGATCTTCGTGTACTTCTCCGTCTTCTTGGATCCGGAGGGCATCCGGTAGGACGCGAAGAACTCCTTCGTGCTCCACTCGTCGAACGGGACGCCCGCGAAGAAGCCTCCGGCGTTGATCCTGGTCTGGCTGCCGAGATCGTACTTGCTGATCGTGGGACCGTAGTCCGACGCCATGACGAAGGCGTGCCACTCCGCTGAGGGCGTGACGCTGCCGTTCTTCTTCATGAGGACGAAGTCGCCCTTCTTGACCTTGGTCTTGTCCGTGATGACCGCCGCGCCGTGGGCTCGCATCCACTCGTCCATGCTGATGACCGTGATACCACAGGTCGAGCCGGCCTTCGGCTGGTCCTTGAAGCCGAGATTCCAGAGGGCCCTCGCGATCAGGCGGTCGCAGGAGATGAAACCGTCCGCGCAGGGCGGGAACGTGTGCGAGTCTCCGTACTTCCAGCCCTCCGCCTTGGCCTGATGACAGACCGCTGCCACGGCGTTGATCCTCTGTGCCGCTGTTGTGTACCTCATTTTTCCACCTCCGGAAGCCCCGCAAGGGACGTGAGCAGGCTCAGGATCCCCGCTAGGACGGACGCGGATGCTACCGCGACCCAGTTCACCTCCGACATGACCGCTGCCGTGCCGATCGTGGCGATGGCTGTCTGTGCTACTGTTTTTAGAGCACGGATACCCGCCGCTCTCCACCATTCCTTTGACTTCATATCATTACCCCCTTCAAAAAGAAACCGACCGCCGCGCTGATCAGGGCAACGACGACCACCCAGACAGCCTTCTTCCATTTCTCCCCCGGCTCAGCCTCCAACTCGTCGAGCCGGTCGCCGATCTTCGCCTGCTCCTTCGCCATAGCCTCCATGTTGGCCGCGAGGACCTTGACCGATGACGCCAGCTCGGAGATGGCCTCCGCCCTGCTTTCCAGACGGTCGATACGCTTGTTCTGTCTTGCCTGCTCGTCATTGATCCGTCCGATCTCGAGATCGTGCACGGCCTTGGAGACATACTCGTCTGCCATGGTCCTCCTTTACGCGATGCTCGTGATAGAGCCGCTCATCAAGAAGATGTACGCTGTTAGTGTTGCGTTCGCTGTGACCTCGAGCGACCGCGTCCCCGCGCTGGTCTCGAAGTTCACACCGTCCAGAATGTTCGCGCTCGTCTCCGCGCCTGCGGAGGAGAAGTTGTGCAGCCTCATGGTCTTGGATGCCGCTGCCGCGCCGATCGTGACGATCATGAGCTGCGTGCCGTTGGTCACGTTGATCGTCTTGGTCGTGTTCGCACTCAGGGCCAGCTTCGTGATCGTGATGCCGCCCAGGGCAGCGGACACATCCGCGATCCCCGCGCTCAGAGTGTCGAAGTCCGCGATCTGCTCCACCATGTTCGCGTGGTTGCCGAGCCGAACGGCATAATCAGCCTCGTCCGAGCTCGTAACGCCCGTGACCGAGCTGATGGTCGTTCCGGATAGGTTCACGTACCACAGCGGAAGCTCCGCCACGGTAGCCCCGTTGTAGATGTCGCCGGAGGTGTAGGCCGGTGCTGCAGGCGTGCCTGAGACCGGCGTGCCCTGGATGACCTTGAGCGTGATGCTCTCCACGCCGCTGCCGTTCACTTCGTAGCGTGCGACGATGAGGTCCTTTCTGTATCTGCTCTGTGTGCCGGACGCGATGGCCAGAGAGTCATAGCTGCCCGGTTCGATGATCGCGGCCCTGCCCTGCATGATCAGCACGCCGTCGGAGATGCGGACCTCGTTGTTCGAATGGATGGTCGCCGCCATGCGGTTGCCGACCTTGAGGATGGCGTTCCCGCCGACCAGCCCGATGTTGATCGCGCCGTCCTGCGCTGCCGTGATGTGGGATGTGCCTGTGTACCCTGTGATGATCTTCAAATCTTTACCTCCCCTGCTTCGCCGAGCGTGTATTCTATCGTCTGGACCCCGCTGCTCATCTTCACCACTTTGCCGACCACCGGGGCCTGCATGGCGATTCCGGTGAGATAGTCGCGCCCGCCTACGATGTCGCCGATCGCGATGTCCATGTCTGTGTCGATGTCGATCGAGAACGTGTTCCTGTTCCTGAGTTCCTTCAGCCGCTTCCGGCCTCCGGCTACGAGGTCGTATTCTTCCGCCCCGCTGTTGTCGTAGACCTCGGCGACCTCATCCACGCCGAAGAAGGTCTGCGTCTGGCTTATCCTGCCCCGCTCGTCCGTGTAGAGATGACGGACAAGCCTCTCGCTCAGCTGCCCGGCTCCGAGACAGATGAGGTGATTCACCATGTCCTGCTCGGTCTTCACTACGTAGTCCGCCCGCATGTTGCTGGAGAACTCGATGTCCGTAGCGTAGTTGTGCACCGGGACCGCGCCTATCACGACCGCGTTGTCTTCTTCTGAATAGACGAGCTCCAGCCGGTGGTCCACGCTCTCGAGCATCTCCCGGAGCCCTTCGTACAAAGTGCAGTAGCGGTCAAACTGGTAGTTATTCACCGTGATCCCTGTGTCGAGCGGGGATGCCATAAAAAGCGGCGAGAGGGTCGCACACAGGCCGGAAATGACCGTGTTCAGCTCCCCCGTCGCTGTGGCATAATCCATTCCCGGCGCAGGCTGGATGATCTTCCTCTGGAGCATACCGCGCCAGGTAAGCCCGCCGGGTGCGATGGAGTCCTGCTTCGTGTTTGTGCTCAGCCTCTTGAACAGCCCGCCGTACTCCGTCCCGGGGATGAAGAGCCGCCCGCCGTCCGGGATCTCTTCCCACTCGTCGCGCCGGATGAGGATCTCGAAGCTGTTCTCGTCGTTGCTCACCTCGAAGTCGTAGGAGGAAAGCACCAGCTCCCTGAGCTCGTCGCCGCCGGGTGCAGCCACTATGACCATGTCGGCTCACTCCTCTCGTCGTAAATCGTGAGGTCGAAGCCGAAAGCCCCGCTCCAGACGATGTCCAGGCTCCCGCCGGGGATCTTCTCGAAGATGTTCGAGGCTTTGTTCCGGCGGTTGAAGTAGTTCTGCGTCGTGCCGTTTACGAAGTACTTTGTGATGGTGTTGTTCCTGGAATCAACGACCGCGTACTGGTTCGCGGAGAGCCCGCCGATGAAGCTATATTCGTGCGAGTTGATGTAGATCTGCGGGTCTTCCACCAGTCCGTAAATGGTCAGCTTGAAATTCGCCGGGAACGGGTGTGTACGTACCCACGTAGCCGCGCCCGGGTTGCCGATGAAATAGTCATACGGATAATCGTATGGATAGTCCAGGTCGTCGCTCGTCTGTTCTTCCACCGGGTAGAAGCTCTTCGTCTCTTCGCGGATCCAGAAGGGATACGGGCAGAAGATCTCGATCGTGTTGTCCGTCCATGCCGCTATGTCATCCGGGGCCGTGCTCGAGGCGTTAATATAGCATTCGATGTACCAGTCCCGCCAGTAGATCCGCCCGGGCTTCAGGTCCCGCACGTCCTTTTCAAAGTCGAGATGCAGCGCGTCGATCATGGACCGCCGTGCCAGGCGTGTGGTATCGAAGACCAGCTCCGCCTCGTAGGTAATGGCCTCTTTCCCGAAGTCCGCTACACGCTGCCCGTATTTGAGCTCTGTGCCACGCGGGGCCCACTTCCAGGCGTGATAGTTCGCCGCCCTGGTCAGGATCCCGTTCGTGTTCAGGTCGTATTCGTTGCCGCTCGATGCGACATACTTGAGTGTGATCATAGTGCCCCCTGTTCCCGCAGGATCCTGCCGAACTCGCGGTTTCCGATGACGACCTTCAGGTCTGCCGTATCGAGTGCTGCCACCATCGCGTTGTAGATCTGAGACTCAGAAAGAGACGCGCTCCGGATGTCCCGCATGAGCGATTCGCGCCCGTAGACCAGTTCCCCGCCGCTGCCGTCCCCGAAGCCCTTCAGCCCGCCGGGTGTGGATACCACAGTCGGAGATGTGAAGAGGACCGGGTTGTCGTAGGCCCGTTTATACCACTCGATCCCGAGAGAAGGGATCGAGCCCTTCAGAAGGTCGCCGAGCTTCCAGCCGGGCGGCTGGATGGAGAAGTGCGGGAGTTTGATGTGCGGCAGCTCGATGTTGAACGAGAAGAAGTCCTTGATCTTGTCGATCACACGCTTCACGAAGTCCTTGATGGCGTTAAACTTAGCCACGAACTTATCTTTGATCTCGCCGAGCTTCCCGCCCGTCAGCTGGTTCAGAACGTTGAAACCATCGCGGAAGTACTGCTTCACGGCAGTCATCGCGCCGGAGATAACGCCCTTGATGCCTCCGCCTGCGTCCTGGTACGCCTGTTTGATCGCGCCCAGACGCTCGGAGGCGAACTGCTTCGCGGCTCCGATGGCGTTGTTCATGCCTTCTTTGATGCCGTTCCACTTATCAACGACCCACTCCTTCACGGCGGTCGCCTTCTCTTTGATGGTGTCCCAGTTCTTCCACAATAGGACACCGATGGCTATGATCGCGGCGATGGCGATAGTCAGAGGCCCGCCGAGGACCGTGATAACCGTCTGGATCGCGCCCACCACCTTCGGGATGACACCTATAAAACTCCCGAGCCAGTGAATGATTTTGCTTCCGATCATGAGCATCGGGGCAAGTGCTGCCACGATGCCAACGATCTTCAGGATCATCTCCGTCTGCTCCGGCGTGAGCTCCCGGAGCTTCTCCGTGATCCCGCCGATGAAGTCCGCCGCCGTCTGTAAAGCAGGCTGGAGCACGGTCGCCACATCCGCACCGACCTCCGCGAAGGTAGCCAGGACGGTCGCCTTCATCTGGTCGATCATGTCGTTCGTGGCGTTGAGGCTGTCGAGCGTGTCCTGGTCGAGGATGAGGCCCATGTTCTGGGCTTCCTCGCCGTAGGCCCTGAGGGCTGCACCGCCGTCGTCGATGATGCCAGCCAGAGAGTCCGCACCGCGCCCGAAGAGCTCCATCGCTGCCTGGTCTCTCTCCGTCTCGTTCTCGATCTGGCTAAGAGCCGCCACCGTGTCATAGAAGACATCCGTGGTGTTCCTCAGAGTGCCGTCCGCGTTCGTGACGGATACCCCTAGGTCCTGCAGGGCCTTGTTGTTCGGGTCGATCTTCTTCTTCAGCTTGGCCATCGCGCCGGTGATGTCTTCCACCGACACATCCACAAGGTCGGAAGCGTACTGCATCTTCTGGAGCTCGTCCGTCGTGACGCCCGTCTGCTTCGCCATCGTGTTGAGGTCGTCCGCTGTCTTGACGGAGTCATAGCCAAGCTTTACAAGCCCCGCACCGATAGCCGCCGCTCCGGTCGAGATGGGCACGAGCTTCTGCCCGACCTGTCCGACCTTGTCCCCGAAGGCGGAGATCTTGTCACCGGCCAGCTTGAACTGCTGAGCGGCTACAGAACCGAAGTCCTTCGCCTCGCCCTTCAGCTTCTTGAGGTACGCCTCGTCGTCCGCGATCTGCCTCTGGAGGGCTTCCATCTGCTGGGTGACTTCCGGCGTCTGGTCTGCCTCTTTGAGCTGCCTGAGGGCTTCCTTCTCCTTCGCGAGGCGGTCGTTCACGCCACTGATCGCGTCGTTGAGGAGCTTCTGCTTCTGCCTCAGTAAATCAACGTTGCCCGGGTCCAGCTTGAGCAGCTTGTTGACATCGCGAAGGTTGCTCTGTGTTGTCTTTAGGTCTTTATTCGTCGAGTCGAGGGCCTTCTGTAGCTTCGTTACGTTGCCGTCGATCTCGATCGTGATACCTTTGATACGGTTAGATGCCATGAATTAGAACCTGTCGAAATCTTCCTGCGTGGCAACATAGTCCCACTCTTCATGGTCGTTACCGCGCTCTGTCATAAGGTCGATTACTGTCCCGTAGTCGAGCTGATGGAGGTCTTCCAGACGGAGCCCGACTTCGAGGCAGCGCAACAGGTAGAGCCCTGTCGTGTATGGGCGATCCGTCAATCGCCCTTTGGTTTTGGGACCGAATTCCCCTTCGTCTGTCCGAGGTAGATCTGCATGATCTCTTCCGAGGCCATCATGATGTCCATCGGCTCGAACTGGAGCAGCCACTCCAGATAGTCGTCCGTGGAGAGCTCCGCCAGCTTGGTCATGTTCGTGATCTCCGCCTGCTTCGCCATGACGAACGTCATCTTCTGGACGATCTCAAGGTCCGGCTCTTTGTCCTGGAGCCTCTGAAGAAAATCTTCTTTGAAAATCATCCTGTAAAGGTACGGGCTGGCAGCGTTCGCTACCAGCTCCGTATTCTCTGAACCGATCTTGACCGTTTTTCTCATACGTCTCTCCTCCTCATCATGTGCTCGGTGCCGACGGCTGGTAGACCGTGGTGAACCATGCCTCGTAGCCGGTGCTATAGACGCCTTCCGTCAGCTCGGACTTTACGATGTCGAGGCCGAGGCTCGCGTTGTAGATGCTCTTTGCGCTGAGGTTGATCGTCTCCGTCTGCGGCTCCGTGGTCTCGCCTCTGGTCTGGCCTGAGGATCCGGCACGGGAGGCCGTGCAGTTGTACATGACGTGCCGCGTCGCTTTCTCATCGCCCTCAAACTGGAACATCAGAGCGAAGTGTACCGCCTCTGCGTTGAAGTTCTCGACCAGGACGCCATGGGCGTCCGTGACATAGCCGAGGATGTCCGTCTTGAAGCTGTCGATGACTCTGGCCATCTCAAGGCTGCCGGAATAGCCGTTGTTGCCCGAGCTGATCCAGTACTCGATGTTGTCCGCGTAGAACGGCGTCATGTCGCCCTCTGCGTCGAGCGTGAGGTTGACGGCCCCCGGGAACGCTACCGGCGTGTCGTAGGTCGCCGAGCCGTCAGCGGCGATCGTCGCCACGGCGTAGTAGACGTTCTTCAGGCCGTATTTGATTTTGTTAGCCATTATTTACCCCCTGATTTCTGCGTAGCCCGCCTGCGCTTCCCCGACGACGTCGGAGTCGTTCACGGGCTGCGTAATCACGATTGTTGTCTCGTAGATGACTTCGTAGAGTCTCTCGCTGTCGATGTAGGTCTCTTCTTTGGTGTATGGCTGCTCGTAGTTGGTAAGGATGCCCTCGACCACGGCTTCCATCGTGAAGTCCTTCTCGTCGGTGTAGAGCTCTATCACAAGCCTCTCGAGTTTTTGGTAGTTGATGTTGTCCGCGATCAGATCCGCGTCTTCACTGTAGAAAAAGCAGATGAACGGCGGGGCCAGTGCCGTTTTTTTGTCAAACTGGTAATAGGCATACGGCACGCCCATCGCTGCGATCATGGTCGCCACTTCTGCGTAGGTCATATCGTCATCCTTCTGATTTCTTCAATAATGCGGTCCACCGCCTCGTTGTTCGCCCATTCTTCCACCGGAGCTATGTGCTCGATGCCCTGGACCCTGCCGCCGCCTCGCTTGGCGTGACCGTACTCCAGAAGATGCGTGAGCCTGTACTCCGGCTTGCCAGCGTAGACGGTAGCCATGACTTTCAGACGGCCCTTCTCCTGTTTCACCTTCCAGCTCTTGGCGTACTTGCCCTGGCGTTTCGGTGAGCTCTGCTTCAGCTTTTGGGCGGCCTCCTTTGCCACCTGCGGCACGACTTTGAAGGTCGCCTTCGCGGCTGCTGCCGAGTAATTCTCCAGCATCCACTTCACCGTATTCTCGAAGTTGAAGCTGTTAGATGCCATTTGTGCCGCCCTCTCTCTGTACGTAGAGCTCCAGCGTGTCCGTCCTCGCGAGGTACGTTCTATACACGGCGTAGGTCATGCCGTTGTACTCGACGATGCGCTCGTTCTCGTAGTCAGGCGCGAACATCGTGAACTGGTACTCAGGATTTAGCCCGTTCCGGCCGCCTTCGAAGAACTCGTTCGCCGTCACGCTCCGGACATCGCAGAAGACCATCCGCCGGTTGTAGGTTCTACGCCACACCCCGGTGTCGTCCTGTGTCTGGGTCTCGGAGATGAGGTAGATTACGTTTGATCTGTCCATACCGTGTACCCCGTTGACATTGACAGCTGAGCCTTCTGCTCGTCGTAGGATGCCTTCAGCCGGTCGTAGTCGTCCGGGCTTCCGAAGTTCAGCCTGCAGTAAGTGATGACCGCCCGAAGAACGACCGCGTCACCCGGGGCTTCCGGCTCTACCCCCGCGATGCCGAGATCCTGATATGCCGCGTCGATGAGCAGCGCGATCTCGTCGTCGAAGGCGTCCGTTGTGACCCTGAGTGCTTTTTTGACGTCGTTAACAATTGACATTTCTGAGCCCCTTGTACAAATCTTTGTTGACGATGATATGACCGAAGTGACCCGGCACTATGTCAGGATCACAGATGATTTTGTAACCGCACTCCCTCGCCCGCCAGCAGAATGCCAGGTCTTCCCCTGTGTTGCCGATCGGGGCGAACATGTTCCCGAATTTGCCCTGGACGTCGAGAAAGACTCCCGCGTCCATGAGCACACAGCCGAAGCCGCAGCCGCCGACCTCGAAAGGCTCTTCCGGCAGCTCCTGGAACTCCGACCAGTTGAACACATCCCCGTCCCTGTCGAACCTGTCGAACAGCACCGGCGAGTACGGGTGCACTCTCCTGAAGTAGAGCCCCGTCAGAATGTCGAGCTTGTCCTTCTTCAGCCGGTCGAACATCTTTTCCATGAG